GGAGCTATACAATATTTAAAGAAAAATGAATATATACACGGTGCAAAAAGTAGAGCATATAATGAAAATGAAACTATATTTTGGTTATAATAGATATAAAAAAATACAAATATACAATTTATAGATGATAAATTATTGTGAAAATATTGCTATTATTGCATCATTAACATACTGTGACAGTGGTGTTTATACAAAAGATGAAAGATTTGAACAAGTAAAAAATACAATTAAAAGTGTAAAGGAAAAAGTTCCAAATTCATTTATAGTTTTTATTGATATATCTAATTTCAATATGAATGAAAAAAATTATTTAGAAAATAATTGCGATTTATTCATCAATCCTTTTGATAATATAGAATTGATAAATAAAGTTTCTAATAAAAAATCTTATGGTGAAAAAAGCTATATACAATTTGCATTAGATGTATTGAATAACAATACAAATACATACAATTTTGAGAATTATCCAAATTTGAAAAATATTTTCAAAGTTGGTGCAAGATATTTTTTAAATGACCAATTTGATTATAATAAATATGATAATAGTTTTAATATTATAAAAATTTTTCCTCAAGAAATTTATATGAATGCTTGTAGTTCGTGTTGTTTTAAAATATCAAAACAAAATGTTGGTTCTTTTGTTGAAAGTTTAAAGATGTATGATTATGATTTATCAACAGAACAATATGATATGGAAAAAATGTTATATAAACATGTGACTAGATTACCTGAAATAAATAAAGATATAGATATAATAGGTATGACTGGTTTATCTTCACTTAATCGTGAGTTAACTTATGCATAACAATATATTATTTCAGAGTAATTATAATTAAATAAATATAATAAATAAATATAATAAATAAATATAATAAATAAATATAATTATTTATTATATGGTAAAATTAGTATTAACTGGAGGATGTGGTTTTATAGGTCATCATTTTGCAGAATATATTCATAAGAATACAGATTGGGATATTATTATCTTTGATAAATTAACATATGCAAGTATGGGTCTAAATCGTTTGAGAAATAATCAATTATTATATTCTAAACGAGTAAAAGTATTTACTCTCGATATTTGTAATGAAATTTCAGACGGAGTGAAAAATGAAATAGGAAATGACATAGATTTTATTGTTCATATGGCTGCTGAAACACACGTAGATAATAGTATTAAAGAACCAAAAAATGTAATAAACAATAACATAAATAGCACATTGAATTTGTTAGAATGGGCAAGAAGCTTAGTTGACCTGAAAATATTTTTTTATTTTAGTACAGATGAAGTATTTGGACCAGCTCTCAATGATACATTATACAAAGAATGGGATAGACATAAGCCTACAAATCCTTATTCTGCATCTAAATCCGCTGCTGAAAATATTTGTATTGCTTATGAAAATACATATAAAATACCTTTGATGATTGTAAATGTAATGAATGCTTTTGGTGAAAGACAACATATAGAAAAATTTATACCATTATGTATAAAAAAGATATTAAATGATGAAACAATTTTGATACATTCTTATCCAGATAAAGAAATTTCAGGATCTAGATTTTATATTCACGCGCAAAATATTGCAAGTGCAGTTTTATTTTTGATAAAAAATGGAAAAAATGGAGAAAAATACAATATTTCTGGTGAAAAAGAAGTTTCGAATTTAGAAATAGCCCAATTGATTGCAAAAATTATCGGAAAAGAATTGAAATATGAAATGATAGATTTTCATAGTGATAGACCAGGACACGATCTGAGATATGGTTTGGATGGAACCAAAATACAAGAACTTGGATGGATGCCAAAGTTTGATTTTGAAAAATCATTAGAAAAAACAGTTAAATGGACTTTGGAAAATAGGGAATATTTAGAGAGCATTTAGTTTTGTGTGTTATTATAAAGAAAAATTATAAATTATATTTCATTTCAACTCCTACATTATTAAAATTACATTTTTCATAAAAGTGAATATTTTTGTCTGAACAGTTCAATATCACTTTATAGCATTTAAATTCGTTTTTTCCTATATTGACTAAATGTTCTATTATTTTTTTACCTAATCCATTTGTCCTATATTTTTCTGTTACAATTATATCCTCTATTTGCCCAATTGGATTATTATGTAATTTTTCTAATTTAAAAATTGTTCCTGCTGCAATTATTTTATTTTCATTGTTGCGTATTACAACAATTCTTGTTTTATTTCTGTTTTTTATATATTCTTTGAATTCTTCATAAGATACATCCATTTTATAATTACAAAATTCATACATTAATTCCAAGTATCCATTGAAATAATCATTATCAATTATTTCTTCAGTCGATAAATTATTCATAATTATAAATATAAAAAGTTTTTTATATTTATTTCCTTATAAATAAATAATTTAGACTATAATCCCTCTCACGATTTCACCAGAAGGATTGCACATTAATATTCTAGTTTTAGGACATTATAGGTTGAATGTCTGTTTTTGATTTATCAATAGTAAACACTATATCATCATATTGATTTTTTATATGTCTTAAATCATATACTTTTATGAAATTCTTTGAATCATCTGCAACTTCATTTTTTAGTATTTCAATCCAATCCCAAGTTGGTATATCTTCAATAATTAATATTCCATCATCTGTCATTATTTGTGAATATAAATTTATAAATTTTTTCATAGATTCTAATGAATGTGGTCCATCATCTAACATAAAATCAAATTTTATGTTTTTATTTAACAAATTATTTTTAAAAAAAATATCATCATATGCGTTAATTGATGTATACAATACAATATTTTTTTTATTTTTTAAATCTTCATATATATTTTCAGCTGTAAAATCATCTAAATTATAAATTTCTTTTTTGAATTCTTTACACATATCATCAATATTAAAAATATCTAAACCATAAACAGTTGCATTTGTAAAAAAATCACTCCATAGTTTTATACTTCCTCCTTGCCAAATTCCTATTTCTAAAATATTTTTTGCTGTTTCTTTTTTATTAAATAATAATTTTTGATACAAATCTAAATAAGAATGTTGAGTATTTTTGTCAGTTCTTGAATTATCTACTAAATCTGCCAATGATTGCATAATATATAATATAATACTTTTTATATTATACATTTAAACGCTTCCTTATAATTATTTTTATAAAAATTTAATTAGGTTGAAATGAAAAATACCATACTATTAACCTCTAGTCCCCTGGCGATTTATCGCCAAGTGCTAGAGGCATACATCTACCTGGAATTATGCTCTGCATAATTCCAGGTTCATCTCAGGTTGTCCTAGCACTAGGACAACTCAGGAGATTAGAGGTTGATAATGGAAAACTATTTTTTCAAATAAATGGATAAAACTAAATGAAAATTATTTATTAATTTAAAAATTGGAATCCTCAGTTATCTTAGTTATAGGAGATCCAAAGATGGATGTAGAATTATGTTATGGCATATTTATATATAGTATAAAGATATAAAGAAATATAATTAAAATATTACACTATGAATATAAATAATGATATAAAAAACATAATAATAGTAACATCTGTTTTAGATTGTAAAGCGTATTCTGCATATGACAGAACGACAAGGTTTGAACAAACAAAAAAAACATTAGATACTATTAAAGAAAAAATACCAAATAGTCTTATTATTTTGATAGAAAAAACAAATTTAAATGAAGATGAATTAAATTATTTTATTTCTAATTGTGATATTTTATTAAATGAAAGTCAAAATCAAGAATTTGTTGACAACATAAATCATCCAAATAAATCATTTGGTGAAAGATGTTATTTATTGAAATGTATAGAATGGATAAATCAAAATAAAATATATTTTTCAAATATTGAAAATATTTTCAAAGTCAGTGGAAGATATTATTTAGATGATAATTTCAATTATTTAGATTATAACAATGATAAAATTGTAGTGAAAATTGTTGATGAAAAAATATGGAAAAATGCTTGCACAAGTTGTCTATTTAAAATATCTATAAGCAAATTTGATCATTTTTATTATTCATTATTAAATAATTATGATATAAATCATTGTATGGAGCAATTTATGTATATATATATTCATCAAAATTTTGATAAATCAGAATATATTGATATCCCTACATTAGGAATGAGTGGATTTGTTGCAAACGGTATATTTGGGTCTTGCTAATGTAATACTTTAACAAGTAAATTATTATACGTTTATTTCATTTAATATAGATATATATTTATGTTAAATGAAAACAAATTTAGTAATATGCACCTACGGGGCAAAATATGGAGTAATGAATAAAGAAAATTATTTGAAATTAAATTTAACATTATTGAATAAGATAAATACAAATATTAGTCAAATTACTATTATGAAACCAAAAATAGATATACAACATTTCGAATACCCCGATTATTATAATTTTGAAAACATTGAAATTTCAAACATAAAAAACAAAATAAAAATTATTGAATGTGAAAATATCGGTATAAGTTATGGTCAGTTTCTTACTGCAATTACAAGTGAAAAAGAATTCGATTATCATATTTTTGTAGAAGATGATTATATATTTTTCAAAGATTATTTTGAAGAATATATGATTAATGAATTAAAAAATACTAATGAATATTTGTGTATGTTTTATTTTAGAACTAAAAAATGTAATTCAAAAAGAATCATCGCTCATTCAACAAGAATATTTTAATAAATTAATTCATTATAATATTGACCTAGATTTTTGTGTTCCAGATTTTTCCATTGGAATTATTTCAAAAGAATTAGTATGTAAAATAATAAATACCTTTGGTAATATAGAAAATATCATTAATTTATTTGATGTTAAATTTACACAATTATGGATTTATCAAGTCTTATTTGGTTATATTTTATTTTTGAGTAATATTGAAATATCTGATATATCAAAAAAAAATATAAATTTATTTTATGGTACTGGAGGAAGTATAAATATTTGTAACTTTGATGCCTATTCAAAAAATCCAGAAGATACAATATTTAATGGTATAAAAATGGATATTCCAATATGTGTTCCGATTGAATTATTTTATAATAATCAAGATTCTCTTTTGATTGAATTGAGAGACTATATTTTAGAATATGATTTTTTTATGAATCGTTATCATTTTTTGAATATGGAAATGCAAAAGATCATTACCAACCCTCATTAATTTTTTCAACCATAAAATCTAAATCTGTTTGTTCCAACCACCATCCAACTGGAATACATATCAATGATT